GTTCCGGCTCCCCCCCCCATTATGGAGGGCCCTTGTACACCGGAGGGTTGGTCATCGCTATTAATAGCGGTTATAACATATCAGAATCAAGCTACCTTGGTTAGATTCATAACTTAAGCATAATTTTTCAATACAATTTATGCTAATGCAGCTTAAGCAGCAGTAACTATTACTTAATAAACTCCACTTGCTGTACCAGTAGTAGAATTGGCAACGGCTTGGACAACACTATCAGTTACATTAGTAAATGTTGGTGTTATCACATTACCTGAACCTACATTACCTGCAGTGGTCAACATGTAAGTACCTGCTTACTTTAAGTTAATTGTATTACCATCAGTAATTTGTACAACTGATGGCATATAATTATAATCCAAAGCTGTAAATGGATTAAGCTTTGGAAGATCCGTACCTAACGAAAACCCAGTATCCCTTTAAGGAACAGGATTCATTAATGTAATATCATATTCAATATATATATTGCCCATGACAGCACCTTAGGTAACCGTGTCGGCATAAATATACATAATACCTATATCGTACTTCATAACGTCTACAACTTAGGTTGTCGGACTTCTTACGAAAAACTCCGTTTATCTCATTTGTATGTGTTAATCAGGTCTAAACTCTCCATAGTTGTAAACCTGTATAGACTTATAATTAGTCATAGACACTTAAGCTTCATACAAAGTGACAGGAGCCTACTGATTAGGATCAGAATAGGCTAAGAAAATGATACGACCAGGAGTCGTAGTAGGGCACGTAGATTCATAGCAAAATTTTAAGTTATGAATTTTATATTTGTCAAACTTCTAAGCTAACGAAGCAAACCAGGGACATGTTAATGGAAATCCTGGCTATAACTTGTAAGTCTTCAAAAGTTCGAAGTTATCGTATGATACACTTGACAAGGATGATAGAAGCTCTCTATTTTTCATTCTTAGAGTAGCCGGTAGCACTGTTGTCATTTTTGGTTGTTATTTCCTTAACCCAACAGATTTTTCCATCACCACCACACGTTAACGTTTATATGGCTATTTTTAGACCACCACACGTCTATCTCGTTTCAATTGCCTTCTTTTATTTAAGGGCTTTTTGTTTTTATTGTTCTTATTATTATCAACTGAGAATGTCTTTTCCACTCAACCCAATGAATGGTACCACTAAACAGTCAGTAGTGGTAGTTTATTTCTACAAACGACAAAATATCTACATTAAGTTTATTAATTCAGCAAAACTTACAGTCGGTCCTTGGTAGGGCGTGCTTTAAAGCTGTACTTGCACTTGAATTTTATTATATATATAGAATAATAATAATTTTCACTGATATGTGCATGAATATAGCCAGTTGTTCTTATTAGAGCTGACTACACCGTATACCTTACGTAATTAGAACAATATGTTGTTCAATGTGTAGGCCTCTTACCTACACCCCAGTATCATCCAGGTCATCCAACAACACATTGTTCATTGTTAGGGAACCGGAGTATACAAACAGATCCAGCTACTAAATTGAACGTAGGCTGGTTAAAATCTATGTCGAAAAATGTGTAAGCTTGGTCTTACAATTCGACAATCCATTACTAAAAGACTGCATATTTATCGATTGGTCTTTTATTTTGGTGCATCTTCCAAGAGTAGTCCATAGTTTTAACTATATCATCTTCACTATCTTGATTTTTTAAAGTGAGCATGTAAAAAGGTAACAAGTCTTTACACCATGACAATATTTAATATACTCTAGAATTATAATGGTCCTTAACCGAAATACTTTTCCTTGTATTCAAACCTGATAATAAAGCCCTTTTCGGTTACCTAGTGATTGAGTGTCCAGATGAAGAAACAACACCGCAACAAGATAAGAATGAATAACTACTTTTCTAATAGATAACAGACTTACAAACTTACCCAAGTGCTCCAACTCCTTCTTTTTTGAGATAGACATACCTATAAAGCTAATCTTATATTTTTTAGACATCCTATTCTCTACAAGCAATTAAGACATCATCTCCAGAAACATAAATATTAAAATAACCTTATATATCAGTCAAAAAACTTAGAGCAAAACTAATATACATATACACTCTCAAACTATTACCAAATGTCGTTCTGGTGGCATGACCTGAAAACACAGTTCCTTTTATTGTACCTCTCTCTATAATAGTATTCATATATTTCATCATATAATTTGTTTTCAGTGACAAAATATATTTCTTAAGCTGTTTAGACATATTATGGTCAATGTCCAATCCATTACCTTCATCTCTTAGGATATCTACTATTTTATCATAATGGGTTTCAATAAAATAGTTGTCGCAACATTATATCAGGGAATCATATTGACTAGCATCATGGCCGGAAGTATCACATGAAAGAAAAACTCTATTTTTTGGTATTTCTGCGTTAAATTTGTCTTAGAGATCACCTTTATTAAGACCATGGACAAAACCAGGTATTTAGGTTTTCAACATTTATATAAGGACAGAATTGAATGCAGTAACAAAAAGTTGAACAGTTTCTGAAGGATTCCATATAACACGAGGTCTATCACTAGCTTCACCATTGTTGTCTACTCTATGTACTTCTCCTTGTTTTACCATAGCTGTCATAGTATGCTCTATTTTATGTTCATTGAGAGCCTTATTATAACCTCTCAGATAAAGAGCTCTTTTTTAAGCAGGTAAATTATCCAGAAAAGATTTTAAATTAAAAGTGAAAGATGGATATCTCTTTTTTACTTTTTCATTCATGATCGCTATTTACTTCCTAGAATATTTTTGGAACATTTTTAATACATATGGATCAGGACTAGATCGAGAACCTCCTTACCTTGCATGGACAGCGTAATAAAGATTTGATAAACAATTAGAGAATGTACAGCTTTAAATCTTTTGACCATTCTCATATGCTACTTACCCAGTCAACTTCCATTACTTAAGTGTATTTTTATGTTCACAATTACATACGCTCATGAGTTTTGCCCACAACTTTTCATCTCTTTTCAAACTTGTATCCTTTGAAGCCTCTACGAGTGATTTTCCTTTCTTGGATAAATCTTACTCAAACCTAGTTTTCTCAGTATGAACCACATCTACATCATTGCCTATGATTTAGTTTTAATAATTATTCAATTTTGAAACACTTTGAGTAATTTTATTATTAAATTTTGGATAATTAAAACTATGTTTCTCTTTAGCTCCACCATGTAGATCATTATCATCATCATCAAAATCTCTATCAAAAAAGAAAGCGACAAAATCTTTGAAGATGCAAACTAACATTTTATAGAATTGTCTCTTAATCATAATATTGTAAAAAGCCCTAAAAATATAACGAATTAATAAAATCGTAAGTACATGGCTCGCAATCAAAACAAGAGATGAAACATAAGGTCCCATAGGATCTACACCAAAACATAAAACATTAACAATGACAACTAGCAATTAATAAATTTTTAAAAGTCCGAATATTGCTTAAAAGAATAAATTGTTAGAATTGAGCAAGAAATTGAGTATATTATAAGCCAAAGAGTGTAACATCCTGGCACTGTCCTTATCAATAAACGGACTCAACCAGCCAAAGAAAGTCAAGATCATGGTGTATAAATCTTGCTTCAATAGTTATTCTCTTGTTCCTTGCCCTTTGAATAATTATTCCCATTCATCGTAAACTACTGCACCATTGTTATTTTCAGGATGGAAGACATCACGGAACTAATCTTCATACCAAGCATACCATTCACTGTCGCCAATATTTGACATTGCTTACACTGCAAATCCTGGAAAACTCATAACAAACAACCCGTATATGACATATAATAACGAAAGGACACCAAAGAGTCTTTGTAACCAGATATTAATTGTTCTTGCCGCAACTTTCCAGATATAAGGAAACCGGTCTAATGTTTTTACCTTAGAATCCATAATGTCACTATACAGAGTTTTGTTATCTATATTAAGGACGAACTAATGATAATATAGTTGACAGAATCTCTACCTCTCTAATAACCCAAGAGGACGTATTGAGTTATTATGACCGATATCTTGGAATAAATACCTATAATAAGCCATACCAGATTCTATATACCCTATGTTACTTTATAAGCTCTTCTCTGATTTATCTTTATCAAGATATTATTTCATATAAGCTTCCTCTTCTTTTATAATAGTATACTTATCGGAAAGTCTATGACAATCATGATTTTTACCATCGAATGTTTTCAAACTAAAATCATATCTGCTGCCTGTATATCTTTAAATTTTTGTCCTTTTATATCCAATAGCTCTACTCAAGACTGAACACGCATGGCAATTGAAAGTAGTGACCAACTATACTACATCTGTGGAAGGGACAGATCCGCAACGAGGGAAACCGTAGCGGTAATTAGACAATTGTACCCTTACAACACTAAGATTTGGCCCTAATCGCCTTCTAGTTAAAGGTTATTCTTGTGCAAATTTCATAGTATAGTAGATATCCGATACACTAATATTTCTTTCATCTGGACAAAAATTATCCCAGTGGATTTAATTAACATTGACTTTAAAATATAAGCTCTAAATGTTTAAACTAGTGTGGTCATTTTCTACAGTAATATCTTCATCTTTCGAAGCGTAATCACCTACGACAGCTGGAACAACAAAAAACCAAGCATAGTCAATGCCTGCTTATGTATAAAGCTTAGCACATTCTACTTATGGTATGTTGAATTCTTTAAGAAATTTCTAAAAAGCTGTCTTTTCTTCACCAATCCACTAATTAATTGTTTCTATTTTCTCCACAATTTGTTCTACGGGTTTTTCTTCTATTTTTATCTATGGCGGCTAGAAATCTTTATCAGTCATAAGAGAATTTGGTTGGCAACCTTGTCCTATTAATGGAACATATGCTCTCATATGACCTACAGAAGCATTTTTATCTGTAGACATGAAAATAATTGCACGTTTTGTGTGTTCATGTTGCACACCACATTATCGTAGACCAGATACAAACATTGATTAATTCGGTTCTTCTTTCACACCAACCAAACGAACTAGACTTACTTTACAATATGTTGCTAGCTCTTCAAATATTTCAGTGTATCCAAAATAGAAGTATTCTTTATAGTCACTATCAAAACCTTCGTGGATGTTAGCGTAATTAGTCATAACATTGACAATCCACTTAACAAAATGATCTGTAATGACAGTACTGTTATTTTTCTAAATCATATCCCAATTACATGCTATATATAAAGCAATAGGTTAACAGTAGCCATCAAAACTTTTATTATCATAATCAAGTAATCCATCAATATCAATTCTAACCTTAAAAGACACTGGTTTGCCAGTCATTTAAAGAACGAAATCATTAATATTTTTATCCAGATTACTCAATAACTCAATTGTTTTATTGGTTTTGACAGTGGGGAAGGTTTCTTCATATTTACTAGAGTCAATCACTGCCTTAATGACACTAGCCACATTCTATTTTGGTCCTTTTATGTAAGATTCTTTTTTATACACATTATCTTACTATTGTGTTGGTTTTTTAGACTCTTTCTTATACACAGGAGTCTAATTCTGTGTTTTGCGAACTTAAGGTTTATCTTTAGACACACTACCTTTTGTGTGTTTTGGTGCTTAAACGCCTTTTTTCGCACCGGATTTATATAGACGCTTAGTCTGAGACACTATTCGTCTTTGCGTTCTTTATTATATTAAAACTGCTAGCTACAGTAATAATAAGCTACACCAGGCTATAATCAGCCAGCTGTTCATTTCGCTCGTCTCGTCGCAGAACTTAATCGCGTAATGAGTGAACAGATACGGAGTGGCGGCACTCCACGCATGTGTAATTTGGTTCCATAAATCTCCAACAACTTCCAGGTTGCTAAGCTGGAACTGGTGGGTCGCACTCAGCCCACAAGAGTAAAAAATAATATTTTTTGAAATAAGAGTTTTGGTCGTATTCTCCGTGCATGGAATACGTACCAAGAAATCGGGGGGTATGGACCCACGAAATCCTACAAACCACTTAAGATGGGAAAGGCCATCCTGCAC